CGTATAATCTCTATATGCTAATTAAAGTATCGCACGAATCTCCGATTTCAATCCTTCAAACATCAACACTTTATAATGATTTTGACTATGCGCTTGTACATCTTTTTGAGTCACATCCCAAATATTATCAATACTTCAAGACAGCACGTGATGTTTATAATCGCGAAGTTCTTTTAGATAATTCTATTTTTGAACTTGGGCATGCTTTTGATAGTGATAAGTTCCTTTCCGCTATTCTCGATCTTAAGCCGAATATGTTCATTGTTCCTGATGTTCTTGAAAATAGTATCTCAACAAGAGACAGTTTTACTAGTTGGAAACAAAATATTATTCGTATTAAAGATCAATGTCTAACCAAGACTATCGGTGCTGTACAGGGTAAAACATGGCAACAGCTTATTGACTGTTACAGATATATGTCCGATAACGCTGATATGATTGCAATAAGTTTTGATTTTTCATATTATGACCACACCGGTGAAGGTAATACACAGCTTGAACGTTGGTGTTCTGGTCGTCAACGGTTTATTACCCAGTTAATTGATGCCGGTATCTGGAATTGGAACAAACCTCATCATCTTCTTGGTTGCTCTCTAGCAAGAGAATTTAGATATTATATTAATCATAATATTTTTAATATTGTAAGTTGTGATACAAGTAATCCTATTGTTGCAGCTATTCATGGATTGAAGTATGATGCTGACTACGGTCTTCAGTCTAAACCATCAACAAAGCTTGCCGATCTTATTGATCATGAAGTAACAAAAGATGAGATGGAAATTATCGATTATAATACTAAAATGTTTAAGAAGATTTTATGCAGATAGACAATAACTGGATCGCATTTTTTAGTCAGTCAGGTACTGAGTTACATAACATTATAACTCATACTGGAAAAATACCAGCTGCTATTATTACCAATAGACAAACCGACGAAGGTTTAAATATCCTTTTTAAGGAAGCTAAAGATAAAGGTCTTTACAATTGGATTACAATACCTAAAAACCCTGAGCTTAAAGATTACAAAAAGGCTCTTAAGCCATTTAAGAACCCGCTTATTACATTACATGGTTATTTGAGAATAATTCCAAAAGATATTTGTAAGAAATATAAGCACATATATAATTTACATCCCGGTCTTATTACTGAGTACCCTGATCTCAAGGGCAAAGATCCGCAAATTCGCGCTATCAAGGCTGGTTATCCAACTGTAGGCGCTGTTATTCATAAAGTTATTCCAGCAGTTGATGAGGGTGAGATTATTGCATCACATGCCATTAATATTAGAGGGCTTGAGGAAGATGAAATATTTGATAAGCTACATGTAATAGGTAGTATTATGTGGTACCAATTTTTTAAAAACTATGAATACAAAAACTAAAGAAGACATCATTGCAGCAGTTGAGCAACAGTATCCAGAAACTTGCGCTGAATTCAAACGCATTCAAGAGGAGCATTACGCAACATTTTGTAAGAAGCAATTTGATTATGGTCCAGGTAATATTTCACTCGGGTCGTCATTGAGTACATCTGAGGAAAAGAAAGCTTCGATCTCTGCTATTGTTGTTCGTTTAAACGATAAAATGCAGCGACTCATTAATCTCGTTCTTAAAAAGAACACACTTGAAGGATCAGCTAATGAACCCGTCTTTGATGCGTTTTTAGATATCTCAGTATACGGAATTATTGCTGAAATTGTTAAGCGTGGATTGTGGGCGAAGTAGTCGCTATAATAAATTTATGATTATAAGCTTTACAGGTGCTCAATGTACGGGTAAGACGACATTACTAAAGGCGTGTAAAGGGCTTTATAGTGATCGTTTTGATTTTGTAGATGAGGTAACAAGGCTTGTAAGGCGTCAATACGGTGTACAAATTAATGAATCAGGTAATGATATTACTCAGTGCTTGATCATTAATAAACATATTGAGAATAGTCTTATGTCTAGCGAGAAAGAGGGGTTAATACTTGATCGGTGTATTATCGATGGATTGTGCTATACGGGATACTTGTATATTGAAAATAAAGTATCAAAGTGGGTTATGGATTATGCTAAAGGTGTGTATTTTAAGTTAATTGATAAGATTGATTATATCATTTATCCTGACCCGTACGACGTTGAGCTCATCGACGACGGTGAGAGAAGTATTGATGTTGAATTTCGTAACAAGATGATTGAAACGTTTGAGACTCTATTGCAAGGGTCGTACGGTTACAATATTAAAAATAAAGTCGTTCGAGTAAAAGGAACAGTTGAAGAACGAATGGAAGCTATTAAACTAATTTTATGTCAACAACCAACCTAACAGATATTGCCTCAAAGACTCTTGGTTCATCGGCTTCATACGCCGTTTATACCGAGCAGTTTGACCCATCACTTCTTAACCCTATGCCGAGAGTACTTGCTCGTGACGGGTGGGGAATTAAAGGTGACGAATTTGTGGGTTTTGATACCTGGCATTGTCATGAAGCTACGTTTCTTCTTAACAACGGTGTACCTGTAGCAGGTACTGTTAAGTTTGTCTACCCTGCTGATTCAGAGTTTATGGTTGAGTCGAAGTCAGCTAAGCTCTATATGAATTCATTTGATATGTGTAAGATGGGTGACACTATTGATGAAGCTATCGCTAATTATGAGCGTCAGATTGCTTATGATCTTACTAACGCTATCGGTAAGGAAGTAAAGGTTAAGTTCTTTAAGTCAGGTTCATCTGGTCTCTTTCCTCTTAGAGATTATGTTGATCTCTATGATATTGTTAATCGTACGAGTGATGTAATGATTAGTGATTATAGTGCTCAAGAGAATCATTTAAAGTTTATTGAGCGTCCAAATGGTGGGACACTTTGTGATAACAAATATTTTACTAACGCACTTCGGTCACGCTGCCGTCATACTAAGCAGAAGGATACTGGCGCAGCATACATTAATATTATTACTAAGGGTACAACAGTTGATCCTATTTCACTTTTTAAGCAGATTGTATCTCTACGCGAAGTTAATGAGTTTCATGAATTTTGTGCTGAGAAGCTTCTTACAAGTATTAAGGAGCATCCTGAAGTTGTTGATTGTGTAGTAACTCTTCTTTACTCACGCCGTGGTTCGCTTGACATTAATCCGACTCGTGCAACTAATAGACATCTTCTTCCAGTTCTTCTCGGTGACACTAATGTCTATACTGAGAAAGCAATGGGCCAATAATTTAGCTTAGTTGTTGGGTGTAACAAAAAAGCGCTGGCTAAGCCAGCGCTTTTTTTTATATATTGCTTTATTTATGATTAACCAAAATATGCAACTCTACGAGCGTGATCGGCTGTAGTGCGTACACCTCTGTTTGCTTCAGGTGTAGGATTAGTGATATAATAGAAGAAGTTATCTAATGCAGAAGGCTTTGTGCTATCTAATCCAAGGGTATTTCCAGTAGCTGTAAGGCAGATTGAAGTTGTTTCAAGGTTAGGACCGTTGAAAACGATTGTGCATGAAGCAGCTGATGTTACACCGTTGAATGTAGAGTTAGTAATGGTACCTGTATAGACCTGGTTAGAAAAACTACTTGAAGTAAGAGTTCCAACAACGGTATTACCTGTTGCAGATGCACTTAAGCTAGCACCATTAGCTGCAATATCACTTACAAGAACAACTTGGAAAGCCTCGTCGTTGAGTGTATTACCAAGTGTTGTACCACTGGTTTGTAGGAAGAAAGTAGCATCAAAGCCGAATGTTGGTGCACCGGATGTAGCGGAGACATAAGCGATGCTTTGAAATTGTACTGGGACGTTTAAGAGGGATTCGTAAGCCATATATCAATATTTAATCTTTCAATGTACAATTTTTTGATGCAATTTTTACAAAAAGAAAAGGTGGGCCATTTCTGACCCACCTTTCTTTTGATTGCTTGAATACAATCTAAGACGAATCTTAGAAGTAAACAGACTGAGTTGACGGCGTAAACGCTGTACTGAGACCCTGAAGGATGATGACGTGGTAATAAAGATTCGCACCAAAGATGTTGTCAACAACACCGTAACGGGTGAGGAGACCAACACGAGGTGAGAAATCGTTAGGACCGATGGTACGCTGAACCATTACAGGAATGTAAGGACAGTAGATGATACCGGTGTCATAGAATTCAGGCCCCTTGTAACCAAGGAGGGCGTAGTCAAGGCGAGTTGTGCGGGTCTGCTGACCGGCAACGGCACCGGCAGGGAAGCCTCCCTTGCCGCCGAAGTTACCACCAGCGTTAGCCTCAAACTGAGCCTCTGTACGTGTATCACGGTAAACGTTGAAACGGCCGGCGAGGGAGCCTACCTTTGCAACACCGACGGGCTGTGTATTGACAGAGCCTTGAACGGGTACCCACTGGAATTCAGGGAGCATTTCAAGGATCGCGCAAACGCGAGGTGTACCAACGATGAAGTTGGCGGAACCACGGCGGTTACGGACGGCAATACGATTAGCCTCAACGATGAGTCTCTGATAGAAGTCACGATTACGCTCAACGAGCCAGCGACCATCGGCTGAAGCAGGATTCCAGATGGAGAACCCAACGCCGTAACCGGCATTGAGAGCAGTCTGGATCATACGAATGATCATTTCACGGTCGATTTCGGCCTGAAGCTCATACGACATAGCGTTGGTGAGCTCAGTATCGATATCGATACCGTTCATGTTCTTAAGATCCTGTTCGAGTTCAACGGACCAGCGAGCTGCGAGACGGCGGGTGCCGGCTTCGACAGCTGTCTTTTCAAACGAAACGACGATCTGAGGAATATTGCTGCTAAGCTCGAACTGGCCGAGGAGAGCGGCAACACCCTGATCTTCAGGAACGATTGTGAAAGCACTGTTACCGGAGAGAGCTGAAGAGCTAGCACCGGTGAAGGCTGTGTTGAGGTACTGATAACCTAATTCAGGGTTAGCGGAGAGGGCGGCATTGCCGACGTATTGTGATGCGCCGGAATTACCGTCGAGGGATCCGGTTTGATAACCGAGTGAGGTAGGTTCGTACTTATAACGGAGGGCAAAAGCAAGACCGACGGGACCACTCATGGGCTGAACACCAACGATTTCGTTAGTGATGAGCTCAGGGAATGTACGTCTGATCATCGGGATGAGGATCTTGGGGAGACGAGCGTCATTCGGAGCATAGGCATTGTCGTTCTGTGAGGGGAACTGATTGCCGTATGTGCTGAATGTAGCGTTTGAGCCGAAGACACCACCGGAATCGGAGTTGCTGGCTTCGAAGCACCACTTCTCCTGGTTTTCCAAGAGGATGGCGGTGTTCAAACGTGTGTGATCGTCTTCAATGGGGGCAACGTTGTTTGAGGTGTAATCCAATACAGGAGTCCACTTCTCAAGCAATGTCTTAGCGCTTCTCTCATCGATGTAAGACTGTGAAGGACGGATTGATTTTGACATAGTTTAAAAATTTCTTTCTTTTTGTCGACCTTAATAACTATTCAGGGGCAAGCCCTCAACAATAAATCTTCTATTCTTTAGAAGAAAAAACTTAGTACTTATGAAGCTCGTTCAAGTAAAGATTAAATGTACGCTCTTCACTTGCTGGAGTCTCAACGGACTCTTCGATTACAGGGCGATCAACAGCTGATGTAACTGTTTCTTCCCTGGCTTCTGTAACAAGATTGTTGAGCCGCTCTTCTTCGGATTTTTCATAAAGACCGAGCGTATAGTCGAAATTTTCTGCAATGAATTTAGCGGACTTAGAACCAAGCATCTTTTTCATATACTTCTTCTTGTCCTCATCAAGAGAAGAAACTTTCTTCTCAAGAATTAAACTTGCATTAACGACATTTAGTTGCTCGGTTAATGTGGCAACCCGCTTATTGGCGGCTTCAAGCTGCTTGGCAGCTTCATCAATTTTGTTCTTACCGTCAACGACGGCATCACGAATGCTCTCTTGGGCGAGAGCCATGTCAACAGAAAGCATGTTGCGCATCTCGTTAAGAACGGAAGCGGCACGCTTGTTGTTGACGGCCTCTTGAAGATCGGCTGTTGGGAGCTTTTCTTCAAGATAAAGTTCGAGGTAATTGCTTACCTGATCAACCATTTGGTTTTTGAAATTTGTAGCTTCAGTTGTAAGAGCAGACTCATACTTCTTAATAACCTGCTTAAGCTTACGAACGCGATCAGCGTCAAGAGCTTCAACAACCTTCTTGAGCTTAGCAACGTGATCGGCATCAATAGCTTCGAGAAGTGTCTCGAGCTTCTTAGCATAATCTTCATCCTGTTCATTAAGAGCCTTTTCAACGTGAAGTTGAACCTTAGCGTCGACAGAAGCTTCGTAAGCGGTCTCAATTTCCTTAAGTACGTCCTCGGTGAGGATATCCTTAGTAGCGGTCTTGAGAAGTTCAGAGATGTTTTTTTCCATAAATTATTTTGAGTTTTGAATGGCTCTGCTGATCGAAGCTTTAATCTTCGATTCAACTGTACCTTGTAAATACTTATCAGCCTCGGCGTATTTTTTCTGAGAAATAGCCTTTAAAAAGTTAGCAATCTGAGCAGATTCGTTTTGTACATCGGACTCCTCTTCTGCATCTTCTTCTACACCCTTATTAACAGCATCGAGATCTTCTTTAGCTTTTTGCTGCTTAAGCTTTTTTAAGTTAGCAACATCACTAGGATTAGGCTTAAGGCCCTGGGCCTTAGGCTTAAGAACCTTTCTTTCTGCGTCTTGTACTGCTTTAGGGTCAATAGCCATATAAAGTTATTTATATTAGAGCTTGGATAAAAACGTAAGAATTTGCTCTTTTAAGAAAGAAGCAACATCATGTCTAGGAAGACCATGAAGACTTCTCTCGAATGATTCATAAACCTCTTCAAGCTTTCCATCCATTCCAAGGACGTATTGCTTGGATTCAAGAATACCGTTTACAAAAGCTTTTGGGCAGCTAGGATCAGCAACGCAGTCGACAGCAATGAGACGCATCTCATTTACGCGATTAATACCATTAGATTGTTCTTCAAGTTGTCCGAGAGCGCGACTTGACATGCCGACCTTAACGCCGTCATTAATAAGTGAGCGAACGATTTGACCAACTGGTGTTGAAAGGACGATTGACTCACCTAAGATAATATTTCCATCCTTACGAAGTGAGGTAACCATATGACAAGCTCTTTCGAGGTCAACTTCAGCGGAAGCAGGGTGATTGAGCTCACCAAGGGCGCGCTTAGGGATAACCATTTCCTGAACGTAACGATTAACTTCGCGCTCCATGTCACTCTCAGTATAGATTCTCTTGTTCTTATTAACTTCTTCGCAAGCCATATATGGGCCGCGAATCTTCATTACTGATGGTCCTTTTGAATTTTTTTCCTCAAGAATGTATTCAAACTGTTCTTCTGAGGCCGGTGTTTCAACTAATAGGCGTAGTGACATAAAGATATTTATTGTTTAAGTAGTTATTTATCTAGTCCTAGTTCGACTTCTGTTAATATTAAAAAGTTATAACCATGTTTATTGCACCACTTTTTAGCAGCATCCCATTTGGCTTGATTTTGTGCAAAGCGTGCGGTCTCGTAAACCATTGTCGACATACGCTTTCTACCCTTAACTGGTAAGGTAGTTTGCGCCTTTGGTTTAATTTCTATAATATATTTTTTAATAATATTTCCCTCTCTTATAGCAACAACACCATCAGTATAATAGCGATGTATCTTATGATCAATAGGGCTAACGTACGGTATAATTACAGCTTCTGACGCCCATTCAACAACGTTGGGATTATCGTCTGCCCAGCGAAAAAATTTTAACTCCCAACCTGATCGATATACCGGGTCACCCTTACCAATATATTTGCTTCTATTTTTAGGCTTAAAGAGACCTTGCTTAAACTTGCCCTTACCGTTAAGCGGGATCATATTAACCTATAAAGAACATGGCAGGGTTTGCATCGCCCATACCCGCAGAAGCACCGCTATAAAGCTTTTCTTCAAGTTCTTTCTTCTCTTCAAGGCCTTGTGAGAGTAAATCATTGTAGTTAATTGAACCACCGCCGAACATGGCCGTATTATTGTACTTACCTCTTACATTACCAACGGCGATCTTACTGAGAGCAAGAGCGTACTGGAACACCCAAGGCTCTTTGATAACATCTCTAAGAGGCCTCTCTACGTAACAAGCAACTGTACCCCAGAAATGGCTGCCAGAGCCAGGTGTACGCGGAGGAGGATAAAATACAAGCATCTGCGTACGTGGGTCGAAGGTAAAATGTCTTCTTATAGCTAATAACTTTTCACGCACTTCAAGCCAATTCTTTAAAGTATACCAACTGATAAGATCGAAGCCGTAGTTACCCATTGCATAACTGAAATATGTTTGCTGTGCAAGTGTCTGCTCAATAGTAAACAATGTATTAATACCGTCAGATGATCCTTCTTCAAAATTAAAGATATCAATTACCTTTCTATAATCCATTGTATCATAGTCAAAGCTATTAACAATTTGTTCTTGAGACGTTGTTGAGGGTTTAAAGTCAGCAACAAGTGTGCTA